AAGGTGATCTTAATTTTGATTGGAAAAATATAGGTACAGTTGCTTTATTAGGATTTCTTTCTTATCTTATTAAAAAATTCTTTACACCGTCACAAACAATCACCACAAACAATAATTAAAAAACAAAATGAGTACATTATCAAACATTTGGAATTGGTTTAAGAAAAATTTCTTAACCACCGTTGAAAGCGCCGATGCTGTTGCTATTACAGTAACTGAAGAAGCAAAAACATTATTAGCAAACGGAACAGGAGATTTCGTTGCAGGTCTTATTGATTCTGTTACTAAAACAGGTATTGCTGAAGAAGTAGTTACTATTCTAAAAAAAGAAATTCCTAATATTTTAGCTGTAGAATTAGCTATTCAAGGTTTACCTGCTAATCCTACTCCTGAACAAGTATTAGCTTTTGAACAATCTATTCTTTCAGCTTTTGGAGTATTAAATAATAAATCTAAATTGTATACTACATTAGCTGCTCAAGTTTATGGTATTATTCAATCTACTGTTAACACAACTCCAGGCAATTTTGCCGATTGGGTTATTGCAGTTGAAAATGCATACCAAGATTATACTAACGATAATAGCGCTAATTAATTATTTTTTTATTTTCCCCACTAGTTATGCTAGTGGGGTTTTTCTGTTTAAATTATGAATCATAAATATGGGTGGATACCCCAAAAACCAGATACTAGAGATATTAAATTTACAGTTGAAGCTCCACAAGAATTACAATCTATAGATTTACGAGATAAATATAAAGTACCTGCTCCTTACAATCAAGAACAACTTGGTTCTTGTTCAGGAAATGCTTGGGCGTTTTTAGTACATTTTGATTTATTAAATAAACATGATCAAGTAGATGTAACTCCATTTCAACCATCTCGTTTATTTATTTATTATTATGAACGTTTACTTGAAAATACTATTAATGAAGACTCAGGTGCTGAATTAAGAGATGGTATTAAAGCTATTGCTACTTATGGTGTTCCAAGTGAAGATCTTTGGCAATATGATATTGATAAATTTACTACTCTTCCTTCTCCTGAAGCTATAGCTGCTGCAACACAATTTGAGGCTGTACAATACCAATCAGTAAATAATCGTGATAAACAATTATTAGTAAATGCTTTATTACAAGGATTTCCTATTGTTTTTGGTTTGTTATTATATGAATCTTTTGAATCATCAGAAGTAGCTCAAACAGGATATGTTCCTATACCTGATCCTTCTGAAAAAATGATTGGTGGTCATGCTATTGCTATAGTGGGTTATGATAAAGAAGAAGATATGTTTATAATAAGAAATAGTTGGGGAGTTGATTGGGGAATGAATGGATATTGTAAAATTCCTGCTGATTATATTTGTTCAGATAAAGCTAATGATTTTTGGATTTTAACTTTAATAAAATGAAAAAGATAATTTTAATAATATTTTTATTTACTGCTTTATTCTCTATTAAATCATATTCTCAACTTAATCCAATTAAAGATTATTGTGCTGGAGTAGGAGTTAAATTAAACCCTTTTGCAGTTAGTGGAAAACTATTTGTAGGTGATGAAAAGGCAATAGAAATTCAAAGTAATATGTTTTCTACTGATCCTAGAATTATAGGATTATACGAAGTATATCAACCTATATTAGGTCCTCTTGTTGGATATAGACTTCAGTGGTATTATGGTGGAGGAACTCATTATATTTTATGTAGTAAAGTATTAGGAGTAGATGGAGTCATAGGAGTAGATTATAAACTTAAAAATAGTCCAATAGATATTAGTTTAGATATTCAACCTAATTTTGATTTTAAAATTCCTAGTCAATTATCAGGATTTGGAGGATTAGCTATTAGATACACTATAAAATAAATAAAAAGTAATATATAAAACAGTTTAACCTCTATTTAGAAAAATAGGGGTTTTATATTTATAGGTAAAATCCCCTTTAAATGATTACTTCTGTTTTACTAACAGCTATAACTTTAGATTTATTATCTTTAGCGTTTGTACATTTTGTAAGAAAAAAGAAAAAGTCAAAATGATTTTATTATATTCATAATATGATAAAAAGAGCAGTTAAACCTACTAAGGTAAAGAAAAAATACGAATTTCCTAAATTTATTAAAGAATATATAGAAGAACGAAATAAATGTATTAGTCAAAAATATTATAATGGAGGAGAAATAAAATGAATATAAATACTAAAAAAATGCTTCTTACAAAAGAAGATTTTGAAAAACATATTCTTGAAAAACAAGAAGAAAATGCTAAACAATTTGGTTTAACTTTAGAAGAATATCAAAAAGCAGTTTTAGAAGGTAAAACATTACAAATTAAAGATAATGGACAGAATAACTCAAGTAGAAGCTAAAAAGTATCGTAAATTATCTCATAAAGATTTTAAATACAATAATAATCAAGCTATTGCTTTTACTTTAGAGCCAGATCCTAAAGGTAATGGATGGGAAAAAGTTACATATTATGGTGCTTCTTGGATCGATCCTACAAACATTCCTCAAAAACCTCATTATATTTATATATTAGTAAATCCATCTATTCCTGGAATTTGTAAAATAGGATACACTACTACTACTGTTTATGATAGAACTAAACAAATTAATTCTTCTACAGGAGTTATTGTTCCTTGGTATCCAGTTTATACTTATAAATGTCCAAACGGACATATGCTTGAACAAGAAGTTCATAACCATCTTGAATCTTTAGGTTTTAGAGTTAATCCAAATCGTGAAGGTTTCATTATAGATACAGATGTTGCTAGAAACGTAATAGAATCAATTGGTAAAAAATATAAATTAGACGGTATAAACTACTAAAACTATATTTATAATATTTTATCGTTTAAAATAAAATAGTTTCTTATATAACTTTATTTAATTTATTATATATTTATAGATATGGCTAAATCATACAAATTCTTAGAACAAGATAAAGCAGCATTACTTAATCTTTTAGACCATTATGGTGTAACCATAGATAGTGATGATATTGTTGATGATAGACTACATGATCATTTTACTATTAATATTGAAGATCCTGAAATAATAGATGTTATTGATGATGTTTTAAAGAAAAGTTCAAAAATAAAAACAATAAAAGAACATTTAAAACGATTGATTAGAGAAGAATTAACTTCTCTTAACAAGAATTCAAGATAAATTTGGCTTCCCAAGAAATTTTCCGTAGCTTCATTACATTATTAAATATAGTAATAGATAGTAAATAATTTATATTATGAGATACAAAAATAACGTTTTAGAAAAACTAAATCAAACAGACGCAGTAGCGAAAAGAATTCATTTCGAAATAAGTAGAGGAATTATAACTCAAGATGCTTTATTAGAATCAGTAGAAATGTTAAAAGAACAGATAGAAGGTATTCGTGAAATGATATCTGTTGAACCTGATGATTTTGAACAACAATTTAGAGGATAAAAATGAATACTATTTTATTAATTGTATTAATTCATGTAATTGAATTAATATTAATAGGATTATTCTTATTATTTAGAAGAAATGGTGCTTTAGAGAAAGCAGTTAATGAGCAACAGCAATATATAAATGCTATTAGTATTATTATACAAGACTCTGATGAACGTCTAAAAGAATTAGACACTTTAGGTGCTTTTAAATCTGATGATGAAATAGGTACTTTCTTTTCTAATTTAAAGGAAATTCAAACAATAATAGGTCAATTTAATAATCTTAAATAATTAATATGGCGTATTATGAAAATTTTGATTATTTAGAGGATACTGCTGAACTTGCTTTGACAAAACGAGGCACGTTAAGAAAACGTAAACCTAAAGAACCTAAAATTTATTTTACTCAAGATACTGAAGATGCTATTATAGAGTATCTTATTACTGAAGATAGTAATAAACGTAATTTAATTTATAATGAGCGTATTAAATATGCTTTTTATAAATTAGCTGAGAATATTATTCATTCTTTTAAGTTTTATTATACTGATATGGATACTATTGAAGAATTAAAATATGAAGTAATAGCATTTTTATTAGAACAACTTCATAAATTTAATCAAAGTAGAAGTATTGAACGAAAATTCAATAAGATTATTATAAAAGAATTTAAAGAACATTATACACTTAAATCATTTTTAGAGTATACAAACGATTCAGTAGTTATCACTCAGCAACAAATAAATGATTTTATTTCTACTTTAAAAGTTAGTTCTAAATGTTTAGAAAGTATTTCTATTTTAACTCCACCAAAAGCATATTCTTATTTTGGTACTATAGCTAAACGTTATTTAATTATTTATAATAAAGAAAATTATGAAAAATTAAAAAACCAAGCTGAAGTAGATGAAATAGATGAAGATAAATCATTTTTAAACGATTCTATTAGAGAAGCAGAGGATGTAGCAGATATTTATAAATTTATACCTCAGTATGTAGAATATATTGATAAAAATTTATATAAAATATTTCCTAAAAAATATGAAGCTAAAATAGCTGACTCAATTATTGAGTTATTTCGTAAACGAGAATCATTAGAAATATTTAATAAAAAAGCATTATATATTTATATTCGTGAGATGAATGATGTTCCTACTCCTCATATAACTAAAGTTATAAAAAAATTAGATACACTAAGAACTAAATTATACAACGAATATTACGAACATGGAATAATTTCTATGTAATTAACGTATTTATATATATGGCTAATTTTGATAATATAACTATATTTGGTAATACATCATTATCTGATTTATTTAAACAAATACATAAACACACTAAAGATACTGATAAACAGATAGAAGATCTAGTTAATGTACTTAAACCTATGGCTGGTTCTAATGCTGGATCTGCTGTTATGTTAATGCCTACTATTAAAGATTTAATTGATGTTAGTGTTAAAAATAATGATCAATTAATTAAAGTAGCAGGTATTGCTCAACGAGCTGCTACTGCTACTAGTAATGGTGGAGATAGTTTAGATTTTATAAATATGGATGAGATTGCATTATTATTAGAAGAACAAAAAGCTATACAAGAAGAAGGACAAAAATTATTAAATGATAATCCTTTATTAAAACTAGAAGCTAAAAAATGAAAATAACTGAGGGTGGCTTTTCTAAAGTATTACAACAAAGTAATAGAACTACATCTCAAACTTCTACTAAAATTCAAGTAGGTAAAGTATATGGTGTAGTTACTAGCCAAGATACTCCTACACCTGCTCAATTTCAAAGAGTAGGAGGTTTTAATGGAATAGGTACTGTATTTTATAAAATATATAATGAATCATCTCAAAATGATGAAGGTGATTTTACAGATACTTTTTTTAATAATTGTGATACTGCTAAACCTATAAATTCAGAAATACGATATCCTTTAGTAGATGAATTAGTAATTCTTGAAGATTTACCCTCATCTGCTACTCAGGAAAGTCCAGTAGTAGGACAAAAATATTATACTCATATTATAGGAATTTGGAATATTCCTGGACAAAATGCACAACCTGCAGGAAATAGTTATAGATTTACTACATTTCCTGATTCTTCTAATACTAAAAATTTATTACGTTTTGAAGGAGATCATATAATACAAGGTAGATTTAAAAATACTATTCGTTTTGGAAGTACTGTATCTACTAGTAATCAAAACAGTTGGAGTAGTGGACCTGGAGCTAATGGTGATCCTATTGTAATATTATCAAATGGACATAATTATGATTCAAGTTCTTTAGTTCATGTAGAAGATATTAATAAAGATTATTCTTCAATATGGTTTACATCAACCCAAAAAATATCTCTAACTCCAGATAGAACAGACATATTAAATCCTATAACTAAACCAAAATCAGTATCTAATTACTTTAGTTCTCAAACTCTTATAAATAGTAATAGAGTTGTAATTAACTCTAAACAAGATGAAGTAATGATATTTGCTAAAACAAATGTTGAAGTTAATACTAATAATACTATTAATTTAAATGCTAATGATAGAGTACATCTAAATGCTCCTTATATTAGTTTAGGAACAGTTAATGGTGGATTAGCTACTGAGCCTCTAGTATTAGGTAATCAAATGATAGATTTTTTATCTAACTTTATAACTCAATTATCTTCTTTTTGTTCTGCTTTATCTTGTGCTAAATCAACAGCTGAAGGTTCTGATTTAACCCAAATACAAACAGCTGCTGACACATTAAATAATTTTTTAATTTATAAGGCTTTAGATCCTGATCTTTTATTCTCTATAATATCTAAACAAAATACTACAGCGTAATGGGAAATAATGTTGCAAATTTAGTACCATCTTCAATTAATTCTACTCTTTCAGTAGTAAAAAAACCTAAGGCTTTTGGAGATCAATTATTAAAAGCATCAGAACAAGTAGTATTAACTGTTGGTTTAAGTATAGCAGATCAAATAAAAAAAGAAATTGAATATGTTATTTTACAAAAAATACAATTAGATGTAAATCATTCTCAAAATCTTAGAAATTTAAAGATTAAAAATGAAAAAGGTATTTTAGTTGATAATCCTCCTGAAAGTTATGCTTATACTAACGCTGTAAATACAGAAAATCAAAATTATAATACTAATAAAAATAATTTACAAGAACAACAAGATAAATTTAATCAACAATTATCTGCTGAACTTCTTGGTCCTTATGAAAAAGCTAAAACAGCATATAATAATTTAAAAGATAAATTAAAAAAAAATAAAAATCAAAGTCAAGAACAAGCAGCAGCAGCTAATACTAAACGAATACAAATATTAACTAATTTTACTGAAAAAACATTAGTACCTGTATTAACATTAGTTATTACTGAAGTATTAATTAATATTATAGATGAAAATTCTAAACTTCAAACATTAGTAGACACAACAAATAAAACAATAGAAGCAGCAAACGCGTCCGGAGATCCTGATTTATTAAGTCAAGCAACAAATGCTCGAAATGCTGCATTAAATGCTATAAATGCTGTAGAACAAAAAATATTAAATGTTGAACAACAATTACAAAAAATACAAATCTATATAAATGTATTTAATGTAATAATTAATATAGTTATTAGTTTACCTATTCCTACTTCAGTACCACCTGGAGTAGGTATTCCAGTAAGTGTAATAACTAAATTAGATCAAATATTACAAGGTGCTTTAAAAATAACATCAGGTTTAAGTGCTTTATTAGCTATAGTTAATTCTGTATTACAAGAAGCGATAGCTAATTTAGAAAATTTAAAAGCTGAATTAGAAAATATTAATGGAGCTATTGAATCAGCTACTACTAATTTACCATTAGATCAATTAACAACAGCATTAAATGATATAACTGCAAATTCTAATAATTTTCCACCATATAAAGGTTATACATTCGCTATTAAAGAAGAACAAAATAACCCAGGAGAAACAGTATCAGGATTTAAACGTCATTACGCTGTTGCTCTTAATAGTAATGGAGTAGTAATTTATACAAGTGCTTATTCATTTACTCAAGATCCACAAGTATTAGTAGATCAATTAAAATTAGCTATAGATCAAGGTTCTGCTAATATTTCAATTTCGTAAAAATCATAAACATAAATATTTATAATCATGAATGTCAAAGTATTTAAAAGATTAATTAAAGAAGCCGTATCAGAAGCTATTTATGAAGAATTACCTGATATTTTAAATGAAGTATTAGCTCAAAGAGATAAACAAGTATTAAAAGAAAATAAAACATTTAGTTTTAATAGTAGTGATGTTCATTCTTTTGATCCTAATGCTCGTAAACAGTTAGCAGAAAAAATGGGAAATATGTTTGGAATTTCTTCTTCAACACCATCTTATCAATCTTCAGTACCATTAGAAGTTATAAAAGATAAAGTAGACGAAGTAACAGGAGAACCTGTAAATCCTTACTTAGCATTCATAATGGATTCAGCTAATAATATGACACCTCAAGAAAGAGCAGGACTTAAAAACTTAGGAGATTAAATATGCCAGTACCTAATCAAATTATAAGAGTAAATCCTTTAGATTTACAAAATAATATTTCGATTGGGGTATCACTTCCATTTAATGCACCTTCTGTTTTTTATAAAACATATACTACTCAAGATCAAATTAAATCAAATTTAATTAATTTATTATTAACTGAGCAAGGTGAAAGAGTATTTAATCCTACTTTTGGGACTAATTTGAGAAGTACATTATTTAATAATATTACAAACGATACTATAGCTTCTGTACAAAATAGTATTATTACAGCTATAAATACATTCATACCATCAGTAACTATAATATCAGTAATTGTAGATCCCGATATAGATAATCATATTTTAAATGTAACATTAAATTATCAATTACCTATTTCCGGCAATTCGGATCAAATTATAATTCAACTTACATAATGACTAACGAAAGAAATATATCATATTTAAATAAGACATTTACAGATTTTAAAGCCAATCTGATAAATTATGCTCAAACTTATTTTCCTACAGTATATAATGATTTTACTGATTCAAACCCAGGAGCTTTATTTATTGAAATGGCTTCGTATGTTGGTGATGTAATGTCATTTTATCTTGATACACAAGTACAAGAAAATTTTCTATTATATGCTCAAGAACAAGCAAATTTATTTGCTTTATCATATGTTTTAGGATATCGTCCTAATGTAAGTTATGCTGCTTCTACTAAAGTAAATATATATCAATTAATGCCTAGTACTACAGTTAATGGAGTTTCAGTTCCTGATACTAGCTATGCATTATTAATTCCTGCAAATACAGTTGTTACTTCAAATTCAACAGGTACTCAGTTTTTAACTATGGAACCTTTGGATTTTAGTGATTTAACTAATGCTACTGTTACTTATGTAAATAATCAATATTTCTTAGTACAACAATCAGTACCAGTAATGTCTGCTCAAATTAAAACTACTAATATTAGTTTTAGTTCTCCACAAAAATTTACAACAACTACTATTAATGATACTAATATATTACAAATATTAAATATTTTTGATTCTCAAGGAAATCAATGGTATGAAGTTCCTTATTTAGCTCAATCTAGTGTATTTACTCAAATACCTAATCCAAATTACTCATCAGATCAAGTACCTTATTTATTAAGTTTACAACGTGTTCCTTATAGATTTGTATCTAGATTCTTATCAAATAATACTTTACAATTAGAATTTGGAGCAGGAGTATCTAATTATTCAGATAATACTATATTACCTACTCCAGATAATGTTCAATTAGGATTAGTACCTGGAATTTCTACTTTAGAGCAAAATTATAATCAAGCTTCTATATTCTATACTCAAGAATATGGTGTAGCTCCTTCTAATACTACTTTAACTATACAATACTTAGTAGGTGGTGGTATTACTTCAAACGTACCTTCAAATGATTTAACTTTAATTAGTACATCAGGAATAACATTTAAATCAAGATCATCTAGTGATCCTTTATTTACTACTATTTTAGGTAGTTTAGCATCAACTAATTCAGATAAAGCTACAGGTGGTAGAGGTGGAGATACTATTGAAGAAATTAGAAATAATGCTTTATACGCTTATTCATCTCAATTAAGAGCAGTAACTAAAAATGATTATTTAATTAGAACTTTATCATTGCCATCAGAATATGGTAGTATTGCTAAAGCATATCCAACTCAAGATTTTGCTTATGAGGGTAATAATCCAACTAATCCTTTAGCTATAAGTTTATATATATTAGCTTATAATAGTAATAAACAATTAACTCAAGCTGCTACATCTTTAAAAAATAATTTAGTAACTTATTTAAACGAATATAGAATGGCTACTGATGCTATTAATATTAAAGATGCTTATTATATTAATATAGGTGTTAATTTTGATATTACTGTAGCAACAGGATATAACAACAATACTGTTTTAGCAAATTGTATATTAAATTTACAAAATTATTTCTCTATAGATAATTGGGCTATTAATCAACCAATTCCTCTTTCAGACGTTAATTCAGTATTACTACAAACTAAAGGTGTACAATCCATAGTTAAATTAGAAATAGTAAATTTACAAGATAGTACAGGAGCTACTTATTCTCCATATGGATATGATATACAAGGAGCTACTAAAAAGAATACTATATATCCATCATTAGATCCTGCTGTATTTGAAGTAAGATTTCCAAATAATGATATAAATGGTAGAGTAGTTTCATACTATTAAAATAATTTATATACATTATATTTATACGTAGTATGGCAGTTTATAAAATATTCCCTCAACAGAGTGCTACTTTATATTCATTTTATCCCACAACTAATACTGGATTAGATGAAATAATAGAGATTAGTACTTATTATTCTAGTAATGGAACTTATGAAGTATCTAGAGGACTAATTCAATTTCCTTCAGACCAGATAAATAATATTATATCTAGCAGTGTAAATGGAAAAAATTATGATGCTTATTTAAAATTATATTTAGCTGATGCTTCAGGAACTCCATTAAATTATGACTTACATTGTCATCCATTAGCCACAAGTTGGAATATGGGTACTGGGAGATTAAGTGATGTTCCTAATCCTTCTAATGGTGTTAGTTGGCAATTTACTGATATATTAAGTGGTAGCTCTTGGCTCTCAGGTAGTTTACCTTCAAATACTACTGCATCTTATGCTTCTTATGATGTTGCTGGTGGTGGTTTATGGTATAGTGGTTCATTTAGTGGTTCTAATTATTTAGCTACTCAATCATTTACTTTTCAATCATCAAATGATATAGAATTAACAGTAACTAATACAATAAAAGCTTGGTATAGTGGTTCTTTTGCAAATAATGGATTTATTTTAAAACATTCATCATCTATTGAATTTAATCCATCAGCATCTACTTTTGAAACAAAATATTTTTCATCAACAACACATACAATATATCCTCCTTGTTTAGAAATTAGATGGGATGATTCATCTTATGTAAGTAGTTCCTTAACTACTGTAACTTCTAATTTATTTATACCTACTTTAGGAAACAATAAAGAAGAATATCAACAAGATTCAGTACAAATATTTAGAATTAATGTAAGAGATAAATATCCTGCTAGGGCATTTCAAACAAGTTCTGTATATTTAAATAATAAATTATTACCATCATCATCGTATTGGTCAATAATAGATTATAATACAGGAGAAATTATTATAGATTACGATACTAATTATACTAAAATAAGCTATGATAGTACTAGTAATTATTTTACAGTTTATATGAACGGTTTAGAACCAGATAGATACTACAAATTATTATTTAAAACATTACTTCCAGATGGTGAAACAATAATATCAGATGATAATTATTATTTTAAAGTTATAAAATAAATGTCAGCGACAACAGCAAATTCTCAAACTATACCTAGTCAAAAACTAGTATTAAATAAGAGTATATACCAAAGTGTAATAGATACTAATTTTCATCAATTAATAAACACTCAAGTATCTACTCCTACGCCTACATTTACTATTGATGATTTTTTTCAATTATATGAGAGTTTATTTTATCAAATTCCTGTAAGTGGTTCTAATAATTCACATCAATACATTTTACAAACAGAAGCTAAATATTTAGGAATAAATTTAAATCAGGATAATGTTCAAGCTTTATTAAATGAAATAACTTCTTTACAACAAGAAGTTCTTCAATTATCACAAACTATTAATACATTAAATAATACAACATCACCGTTATCAATAAATGGCTAATAATATAATAATAACAGGAAGTATTTTAAGTAGTAACGTAATAAATCGTTATTCGGCTAATGATCTTAATTTAATTCCTAGTACAGAGTTACCTGAAAATTTTGGAGCGCCTGGAGATTATATAGAATATTATGTTTATGATGCTGGTGGTAATTTATTAAGTACTAATTATAATTATTCTAGTTTTAAATTACCACCTACTACTGGATTTCCACCATCAGTTGAGGTAACATCTAATACTAATAATTCAATTCCTAGTCAGGGTGGTATTGTATCTAATTTTACTTCATCTAATGCTACTTATCCTATTATTGAAATAGATCCTGTTACTGATTTACAAAATTTAGGATATTCATCAGGTGAATTTACAGTACAATATAATTTTTTAAGTAATAGAATTTCAGATCCATCTGCAGGATTATTTATTAAAGAAATATCAGCAGATAGAACAGAAATAGGTGTAGGTTCAACAGTATTAACTAATGATCAATTACAACAAAGTGTTAATAATTTAATAAGTGAATATTCAAGTTCAGCTTATTATGTTGATTATCTTTTAAATTTTGGTAATAATACACAAGCTTTAGCTATTAATACAGCTATTAATACTTCTACTTCTAATTATGAAATATATTTTAAATTATATCAACCATTACCTACAAACGTAACTCCTAAAACAACTTTATGGGTAGTTAAAGAAATAATTAATCCTTATTCGTTTGATATAAACTTAGATAAATTAATTATTCCACCACCTCCACCACAATTACGAGGTCCTAATTTTGATATTCAACTTAAAGATCATGGAACTACAACTACTTCATATGAAAATTATAATAATTTAGTAGTTAATAATAGTTCTTATAATCAATTATTAAGTTTAACTACAACTCAGAGTTTAGATATTAATGTTGATTATAGTAATTTTAGTAACTTTGTATTTTTTGGATCTGCTCAAGCTCGTTTAAATAATTTTATTACTAAAGTAGAACAAATAGAAGATTATAATGAATTAATATCTCAATACTCACTTAATTCAGGTTCAATATCTAGTTTTCAATCTGAAATAAATAATGCTTCTTCTAGTATAAGTAATCTTATATCTAATTTTGATAATTTTGAATATTATTTATATTTTCAATCAGGTTCTTTAACTACAACAACTCAATATGGTATAACACCATGGCCTAAATCATCATCTACTTTACCTTATATCTTATATAATTCTACTTCTAGTCAAGTAAGTAATTGGTACGCTAGTGCTTCTATTAATGCTGCTGATTGGGATACTGATAATTATAATAATTTATTATATGCTGTTCCTTCATTTATAACAGAAGATCCTAATAACTCACAGTACTTATTATTTTTAAATATGATAGGTCAATACTTCGATAGTATTTGGGTTTATTTAAAAGCTGTTACTGATGTTAATTTAGCAAATAATAATTTAAATGATGGTATTTCTAGAGATATTGTTTATACTCAATTACAATCATTAGGTATAGATGTACATAATAGTTTAGGTAATCAATTTTTAAGTAATTTCTTATTAGGAGCTAATACAGGTAGTACTACTTATACTGGTACTTCATCTGATGATTTTAGTTATACAAGTAGTTTTTTAAATAATATACCTCGTAAAGATTTATTAGCTGAATCGTATAAACGTATTTATCATAATTTACCTCTATTATTAAAGAAAAAAGGTACAGCATCTGGATTATCTGATTTGATTTCTACATTTGGTATTCCTAGCAGAACATATTATACTAGTGGTAGTAATTCATTTTATGTCCCTACTTCAAACACTACTATTTCAAGTACTACATCTAGTATTTTAAACGTTAAAGAATTCGGTGGAGCTAAAAAATCAGAAATATTACCTGGATATAATAATGATAAAGTAAGAATAATACAAAGTAGTCCCTATGGTAATGTTTTATCTCCATTTATTAGTGTAGTAACAGCTGATTCAGCTTCTGCTGATTTTAGAACAGAAGATACACATTATGTAGATATTTCATTTTCTCCTCAAACTCAAATAGACGCTTATTTATCTCAATCGATATCAAATAATTATCCAACATTTAGTATAGATAATTACATAGGTAATCCAGGTCAACAATATAGTAGTTCATACAATGATTTAACAACATTTATAGCTAAAAATACTCCATTTACCAGTTCATTATTAGATTATAATGGATTTATACGTTTAATACAATATTTTGATAATTCATTATTTAAAATGTTAGGTGATTTTGTTCCTGCTAGAGCTAATCTATCTACTGGAGTAACATTTAATTCACCTGTACTTGAACGAAATAAAATAGTATATTCTAATCCATCAGCTACTGAATTAGAACCTAAATATTATGGTACTATAACATCCTCTAGTTTTAACGCGGATTATGGATTTTTATATAATAATTTAACTGGTGATAAAAGAGCATT